GCCAGAGGATCCAAGATTCCCTGATGGTGAAGAGCAAACTGAGCCAGAAGATCCCACTCCTTCTCCAAGCCCTGATACAACAGGTGGGGCAGATGAAGAGACTGATCCAACTCCAGAGCCTTCAGAAGAGCCTTCACCTCAGCCAACGGATATAGATCCAACTCAAGAGCCTGAACCTGAGCAACCTGCTGACGAAGATTCTGTAGTAGCACCAGACAATGATAGCACTGACGGTAATCCAATTTCAGCAGATGAACTTAATAAGTTAAATAAATTAATCGGACAAAATGATGCTAAATTGGCTGCAGAACTATCAAATATGCTGACAGAACTATCTCCATCTGAAGAAAAGGCATTGGCTAACGATTTGGGTATTAAAGAAGAAGATGTAGAAGCACTTTCTGAATTGATTAAAGATGATCCTAAAATAGCAGTAGCCTTTGTAGAGTTTGCGGACAGAGCAGAAGAAAATGCAGATGCTCCTATGCCATATACATTAGCAGATGCTGTTACTGAAGTACAGACAGAGGCATTCTTAGCAGACCCACTTGGAGCAGTATTCAATGTGGATGTTACAGAACTCCTATCTAATTTCTCTGAGTTAGGTATGGATATGACAGATGATCAGAGAGAAAAAGCACAGGAAGTAATTATCCCAGTAGTACTTGTTTCTGTGTAGAAATAATTGCTCAGGCATTTACTCTCCTTGGATTCTTTATCGCTTGGTTAACCCTAACAGGATCAGCAAGAGATATTGTTGGTCTTGCAGTATTAATTACAACAGTGGTCTGGTTAATATCAATACCGCTTAGAAAGGAGGACTAACATGGCAACTAAAAAAATAGTAGAGGCTCCTAAGAAAGAGCATCCACAGAAAGCATTAACAAATGTGTTGATGAGAATTGTAGCAGTATTTGCGGCGTCTGGTCTATCGGTACTTGGTGCTGGAGCAGTAGTTGGAATTGACACAATTCAGGCAGTAATGCTTGCTGGTTTGCTTGGTGTTGCTTCTGTTGTTGAAAGGCTTGCAAGGGCTTTTTTGGACGATGGAAAACTCACAATATCAGAAATAAATGAAGCGTTCAAAACGGTAGATAAAAAGGCTAATTAGTCATTATTGAGCCTACTTGACGGCCCCTTCAGGGAATGGTATACTTAACTATACCTACCTGGAGGGGCTTTTCGCATGACCTGTATTGCTGTATTAAAACACGAAGGTAAAGTTTACATGGCTGGAGATCGTGGTGCATCTGATGATGGAACGATCCTTGCTCTTGAAGCACCCAAGGTTTGGAAGATAGGTCCATACCTTATTGGATATGCAGGGGCATTAGACGGAGAAAGAATTCGTTATAATTTTAAGCCAACCGCACCAAACATTAAAGATACAGATAAATTTATGCAGACTAAATTTATTAAAGAACTGAGAGAATTTTATAATGAGTTCTGGGTTGATACATCTAAAGATGGAGATCTTGGTTTAATTATTGCCATTCGTGGAGAGGTATATGAGCATAGTGCTGTAGATATGTCTTTATCTAAATATACACTTCCATACATGGCAATGGGCTCTGGTGCAGAGTATGCATATGGTGTTTTGTATGCAACAGACAAACAAAAAAATGCAAGAAACAGAGTTCTACAAGCAGTAAATGCAGCAATAAAATTTAGTCCATCTTGCCTTGGTCCAGTTGACATTGTCACTGCCTAAAGGTATAATTGATATATGATCGAAGAAGAAGACTTGGATGAGTTCGGTATCTGGCTTTCAAACGGTATTGAGCGAGGCTGGATAACAGAACCATTTTGCAATACTCATGATGGTGATCCATACATGACAGAAGAAGAGCAAGAAGAGTGGGAAGCAGGAGGCGACCCATGTCAATTAGTTGTAAAAATAAAAGAATAAAACAAACTACAAACAAAGGATAAAAATGAAAAAGACGCTACTAGCAATACTATCAGCACTACTTGTAATTACTACAGTTCATCCTGTTCAGGCAAATGATGAAAAGGTTTTAGCAATTATTGATACTGCTATAAACTCTAACAATTTCCCTCAAATTATTCATGAGGTATGCTTTACTACAGTAAAGTCAAATATTAAATCTCAAAATATGTCATGTCCAAATGGTGAACTATTTATGGAGGGCAAAGGCGCAGCGTCTGCCCCATGGCCAACATCAGTAAATAATGCTACATATCATGGAGACGCAATGGTAAAATCTGCCTTAACTGTTAATACAAATCTAAAGATTGTTTTTATTAGATTTAATGATGTAACCTCTATTGGAAATTCAAGGGGAGATGCAAAGGCATTGGCTTTAGCATTTGACTGGGTATCAAAGAATGCGTCTAAATATAGCATTGATGCTCTTTCAGTCAGTCAATCTTCAGTAAGTGCAGGAAATCTTTCATTATGCAAAAATGATACGGTTACTATTAATGCAGTGGCATCTTTGACTGCAAACAATATTCCAGTTTTTGCTGCTACAGGAAATGATCGACGCAGAGATGTTGTAGGTTTCCCATCATGCGTAGAAGGGGTTATTGGTGTTGGAGCACTTGGTAATGCAACACAACTTGAAGCAGCAACAAACACAGGCCCTGGACTTGATATGGTTTCTTCTGGAGCAGTGAGAATTACTAAGTATAACGGAGCACCAACATCGACTGCTGGAAGTTCTGTTGCAACTGCTGTTTCTGCAGCATCTTATGTAAATAGAAATACATTTAAAACTTTTGGTGAGTATCTATCATCTCTGCCAAAAATTTTGATTAATAATATTTCTTATATTCGTAATTAATATAATGTCCTGGGTACGACTTTAAACTGCCCTTTATTGCTCCATAACTCAGATGGTAGAGTGCCGAACTGTTAATTCGGATGTCCCTGGATCGAGACCAGGTGGGGCAGCGTGATATAATTATATTGTCATACTAACAAGGAGGAATATTATGGCAGCAAAACAAGGTTCAGTACAAGCAATTATTGATGTTGCAAAAAAAGAAATTGGAACTATTGAAGGTCCAAAAGATAATGAAACAAAATATGGAAAGTGGACTGGAGCAAACTTTTTACCGTGGTGTCAGTCATTTGTCTCATGGTGTGCATACACTTCAGGATTAGATGCAAAAAAGTATCCTAAAACTGCAGCAACAGTCGCAGCGTCAGATTGGTTTAAGAAAAATAGTCGTTGGGCAGATGCTCGTAATGATGATCCTACTCCAGGAGATTGGATTTATTTTGATTTTCCAGATGATGGAGTAAATAGAATTTCACATGTTGGTCTCTGTATTAAGAACAATGGAGACGGAACTATTCAGGTAATAGAAGGAAATACTTCTGGCACTGCAAAAGGTGATCAACGTAACGGCGGTATGTGTGTTGAAAAAACTCGTGCATATGTTAAAAATAACAAAAAGAAATTAGTAAATGCAGTAGTTGGATGGGGTCGTCCAGTTTATGTTGGAGAAGAAGATCTTCCACTACTTAGTAAGGTAGGATCATCTGATACAGCGCCAACAAGAGGTGGCGGTAGCGGAATAGATCAGGTTGCTCTGTAATGGAGTCAAGAAAAAGAAGTTCACTAAAAGCAGTATGTTACACAATATATCATGTAACTGTTGCTACTTTAATTTTTTCTGGTGTAATATATGTTGCTACTGGAAAATGGGAATATGAATATTTACAACCTATAGGTATAGGTTTTATATCCTATCTTATTTGGGAAATTTTTGGCTATTATATTTTTGAAAGAATATGGCCTAAAACATTTAGGAGGGTAAGATAATGCGTATTAAAATTATTAAGTTTGTAGTTAAACTACTTGGTTATGAGTGGTCTGGAGATGAACTTAAACTGCCAGTTTGGCAGGTAAAAGCAAAGAAAAAGAAGTAATGCCGTCATACGAATATGATTGTATGTCTTGTGCAATAAGATATACAATGACTAGATCTATGTCTGATACTGATCCAGGGTACAAATGCGATACTTGCAATAATGCCCTGGTTCGTGTATACTCTAGTATAGGAGTTACATTCAATGGCTCTGGATTTTATAAAACTGACAATCGGAAGGTATAATATGTTTACAATGCTAAAGGAAGAAACAAAGCAAGAGTGGCAATTATCTCCTGTTGATAGGTGCGATAGATGTAGTTCAGAAGCGCTTGTCAAAGTAACTGGATTAAATGGAGATTTGTTATTTTGTGGGCACCACTACAATAAAATCATGGACAATGCTGTTGGATATGACAAGATGATGAAATTTGCAATTACAATTGTTGATGAAAGAGAAAAATTAACTGAAAATAGATCAAAGGGGAAAGATTACTAATGTATGAATATTATGTAAGAAAAGTAGAGGGCGTAGTAGATGGAGATACCATTGACGTTCTTATTGATTTAGGGTTTGACATTTTATTTGCATCTCGTGTAAGACTTGCTGGTATTGATACCCCAGAATCTCGCACGAAAGATCTTAAAGAAAAAGCCCTCGGCCTAGAATCCAAAGAGTATCTTAAAAAGTTTTTAAAGGATGCAAAATCAATAGTAATGAACAAACAGGAATTTCTAAATGGATGGATTGGACTGCATATCAGTCTGACTATTCATTTGGAAAACAGAAAATGATTAGAGAGCATTTTTTTAATATAAATCATGAAGCATATCATGAGTGTAGAAATATTGAAAAACAGTTAAAAGAAGGAATAGTTGCCGTTTCAAAAGACTATGAATCTATGCATCCAGGACTTGATATTGGAATGTTATGCCCTATGTCTATAAGTAAATATTTTGTGGGAAGTCAAATGGGAAAACATACCGATACGCACGACGATGATCAGGGTAAAACTATATCCGTTGTTCTTTATTTAAATCAAGACTACACTGGCGGAGAAATAGAATTTGAAGATCAAAAGATAATTGTAAAACCAACTGCTGGAAGTATTGTAGTTTTCCCATCAAGAAAGCCATACTTTCATGCATCTAAACCAGTCCTTTCTGGACAAAAATATATTGTTCCAGGATTTTGGGAAAATCGAGTTAATTTACAGATTGGATGGCAAGATGAAGGACAATAAAATATTTGATAAATTAGTTTTAACTGGTGCTTTAAGGTTTGTTGGTAAAGACTCAGAAACAGGTGAAAATATGTATGTAAAAACAGAAATGTTAAAAGACATAGATCCAAAACTCGATGTCGCATTAAGCACATATTTTTCAGAAATGGCTATGAGGTTGTGGGAAAAAGGTTTTATAGATATGGATGTGACAGAGGCAAACCCCATAGTAAAACTTAATGAAAAATCTCTTGATATTGAGCAGGTTAAATCTTTGGATGCAAACGAAAGATCTGCCCTTAAACAATTAATCAAAATTCTTTTTAATAAATAATGATAGAATAAGTTTAGGGGGCACCAATGAACGATTTTTTTGGAGCAGTCTTATTGACAACGGTTATGCTGCTGCCTATATCCTTGTATTTTTTTAGGGTACAAAAAAAAACAGTTCAAAGACAAATTGTAAGCCAGGCCATGCTACACCACAGGTATGCTGGTGCTAAAAAATATAAAAGAAAGTTTAAGACAAAGACTCAATCTGCAAAACATCAAGAGGATTCTACAACAAAAGTTATTGTTGTGGACGATGAGGCATACTGGATTAAAAATAACACATTTTATAAAGCCCCCCTTGTTAATCAAAAAATTGACAAAGATTCTGCAGAAAAAGTTGACACAACCAACATGGATAAGGTACAATTAGATAAGATGTTGTTCATAGTAGACAAACTAACAGAAGGGACAAGTGATGATAGTAGGGGTTCAGGGAACGCCTAACTTCAATAACTACAATATCTTTCTTAGAGCAATGGCTGTAGCCTTGTCAGAATTAAAACCAGAAGAGAGAGAATTTAATCTTTATTCTGCTGGACCAAATAAAGTAAATGACATGGCAATGGAATTTGTAAATCTTTCTGAAAGAGGAATGAAGTCTAGAGGAAGATCTATAAAACTATTTAGGGTAACTCCTCAATGGCTTGAAGAAAATATTAATAGTTTTGATCATTTTGCTTTTGTTTCTAATCCAAAAGAAAGAGTATCAAACTTAGTTGGTCTGTCAAAATCAAAAAATATTAGCACAAACATATACAACTTCTAAGGAGTATAAAATGAAAACAGTAAATTCTCTTGAACAAATGGAGACAATCATTTCCAAGAACAAAAATTTGTCTTGGGATGGGTGGAATGTTGTTGAAATGATAAAGTCAGATAAGGCTTTAACATCAAAGTACGGAGCAAGAAAAGATGGCGCTTGGTACTTGAAAAAAGTTTTTGTCGTTTCTAGAAATGGATGGGAAATACCTGACAAGTATGTAGCATAAAAATGAATAAGTATGAGTGGAAAGACAATGCTTCATGCCTAAATTATGACACAAATGTTTTTTTTGATAAATATGAAGAGGACGAACTTCTAAGGCCTGCTGTAGACCTATTATGTTCTAAGTGTCCAGTTAGAAAAGAATGTTTCTCTGTTGGAATTTCTGGTAAAGAATGGGGAGTTTGGGGTGGGGTATACTTAGAGGGTGGAGAAATATCGAAAGAATTTTCTAGCCACAAAACAAAGGGTGACTGGGGAACAACATGGCAGTCTCTTACAATGGAGTAGTATGTATACAGACGCAATGAAAAGAGCATTTCGATCAATTTCTTGTCCTAAAAATTTTTCTTTACATTTATATTGTCTTTTCTTACACCTTTGTTTTTATTTCTTTATTTGAAAGAAAGAAGAAATAGCAATGCCATTCTTGCTAATACTGTAAAACTTTTAATACATCAGGAACAACAGTTTGAGGCAAAAAAAACAGACAAAGAAAAGGCAAATGAGGATTTTTTAAAATTTGTTTCAGATTCTCGTGATTTAGCATACAAATACATCGAGTCTGTTCAGGCTGGGCTAAATAAATTTGTTGAAGAAGTAGAGCCACAATTAGATTATTATGATAGGTATGGACCTGCTGTAGAAGGAATGGTAGCACCACACGATCTTGCTTTAAAAAAAATATCTTCAGAGTTTAAGGAATTAAAAAAATTTTTACCAGAAAATAATGAGATATAAAAATGAAAGAAATATTGCTATCACTATCAGTAGGACTTACTTTAGGACTAATTATCCTATCAATAAGCGCAATATCCCCAGTTAAGATTCCAATCCCAGCCCCTCCAGTATTCGCTGGCGTTGCTGGTATAATTGGATTATGGCTTGCTCAACCAGTTTGGGTAGCCATAGCGAAGTTCATATCCTAGGAGGAATAAAATGAATGAACAAATTAAGGCAGCACTAGCGTCTTATGGACGATCAGTACTTGGAGCAGCAACAGCAATGTATGCTTCTGGCGTAACAGATCCGAAGACACTAGCATACTCACTACTTGGCGCACTTGTGCCAGTTGTATTGAGAGCAGCAAATCCAAATGACACAGCGTTTGGTCGCCTACCATCTGTAGAAGATGTAGACGCTGCAGTTAAGTCTGCAAAGATTGTAAAGAAGCCTGCAAATAAGACTTCAGTAAAGAAGGCTCCAGCAAAGAAGAAATCTTCTGGTGGCGGAACTCCAGCAGATCATTTATAAATTAAAATCATAATGGGGTATTGGAAATAATTCCGTACCCCATTACGCTTAATATGCTGTATAATATAATTAATTATGAAAAAAATAGCAATACTTTATATGTTTCAACAATTTAAAAAAATATTTAAGAAAAAGAAAAAAACAAAAGGATTCATATATTAATGAAGGTAATAAACAATGATCATTCTTGGAATTAATGAAACATCTCATGATGCATCAGTATCTTTAATAAAAGATGGAGATATACTTTTTGCTGCCCACGCTGAAAGGTATAGCAAGAAGAAAAATGATTGGTACAATAATGAAAACATATATAAAGATATGTTTAATTATGGAACACCAACACATATAGCATATTACGAACAGCCTCAATTAAAAAGATCTCGCATATTTTTAAGAGGAGGGGCTGCAGACTGGAAGCCAAATATTCCAATTGATCTACCAGTTAAACACTTTAATCATCATTACTCCCACGCATGTGCTGGATACTATACAAGTAAGTTCAATGATGCAGTTATAGTTGTACTAGACGCAATTGGAGAGTATAACACCTCAAGCATTTGGATAGGTGAAGGTTCAAATATAAAATCTGTTCATAAAAAAAATTATCCATTTAGTTTTGGATTATTTTATTCAGCATTCACGCAATTAGTGGGTCTAAAGCCCAATGAAGAAGAATACATATTTATGGGTATGGCTGCATATGGAGATTGGGCAAAATATTTTCTTAAAGTAAATGAATATTTTCCAGATTTACAAAAACAAAAATACAACTTTCATCAAGGAATTTTAGATTGGAATATGCCTATTACTGAGCAAGATAAATTTGATATTGCAGCAGCAGTACAAAAGGTATATGAAAATAGATTAGTAAATTTTATGTCAATGGCACAAAAACTTACAGGAAAGCGCAATCTTGTGTTTATGGGTGGATGTGCCTTAAACTGTTCTGCCAATACCATGCTTTGGAAAATGTTTGATGATGTCTGGATCATGCCTAATCCAGGTGATGCAGGATCATCCCTTGGCGCAGCAGCAGCACTTTATGGAAAACATTTAAATTGGCAAGGCCCATATCTTGGCTATGATTTAGGCGGGGAATATCCAGTAAAAGAAATTATTACTAGTTTGATTAGAGATAAAATTGCAGCAGTAGCAACAGGAAGAGCAGAATATGGTCCAAGGGCCTTGGGCAATAGATCTATTCTTGCTGATCCAAGAGATCCATTTATAAAAGACAAGGTCAATCTTATTAAAAAAAGAGAATTATTTAGACCTTTTGCTCCAGTCGTTATGGAAGAGCATGCTGATAAATGGTTTGATATGAAATTTTCTTCTCCATATATGCAATATGCAGTAAAATGTTTGCAGGCAGATCGCATACCATCTGTGGTTCATAAAGATGGTACATCAAGAGTGCAGACGGTAAATAAAGAACAGCACACAGGACTGTATGAAGTACTATCCAATTGGTATGCCATTACAGGAGTTCCAGTATTATTAAATACAAGTTTAAATATAAAAGGTCAACCATTGCTTAATGATAAAAACGACATAAAAAAATGGCAAAGCATCTACAACAGTAATGTGATACAATAAATAAATGATTGGCGAATATAGTTTTCAAGACAGATTTTTATATAGATCTTTAAAAGAGATGAGTGGTTATGCTATGCCAAACCAAGATGCTGATTCTGTAAAAATAGAATATAATTTAAATTCCTATGGCTATAGATGTGATGAATTTAAAGATCAGGAGATATTAACTTTGGGATGTTCTCAAACAGAAGGACATGGTCTTCCAATAGATCTAACTTGGCCATATCTAATATCAAAAAAAATGAATAAAAACTATATTAATTTAGCAAAAGGTGGAGAGGGGGCACAGTCACAAGTAGTAAAGGCATTTAAATTTTTTG